CTCTCAATATGTGGCTGAGAAAATAAATCCGCCTGGGGTTGGGTGGCCTGGGGATTTCCGGTGAGTAGGGTAGGGTTATTAGGGTTTAGGGTTACATAGGGTTTATATGGCTTAAGTATTGGGGCGGAGCAAGCTAGGCAAAATCAGACTGAGGGGGTCGTGTTAGGCAGATTGATTACATGATGTTCTAGCGCATATGTAACACTCTTGGTAGAACGAGTAGCCGTCGAGTGTCACGGTAAGAGTGTTGTATTCACCGTCTGTGAACCATTCGGTATCCCAGCCGGCATTTTCTAGGACTCTCGTGACGGTGTCTTGGTCATCCGCGTCCGCCTCCTCTTTGAACTCGAACGTTTGCTGCAAAATGATTCCTTCTTTGAGCCATACATCGACGTCATCTCGTTTCATTCGGGTCGGCGTGATCCCATACTTACGAAGAGTATTGACCACGAAGGTGATCATTTGTCGGAGAGGCGTTTCGATGGTAGTCAATTCGACGGACGACATGGATTTTGGTTGGAGCGTCAAGTTGTGGCGTCACGATCTGACCTGACCCCCTGTTTGGAGCCAAAAAATAGACAAATTTGTATATAACCTACTAACTACACAAATTTGTATATTTTATCCATTAAAACTGGGTCGGGGTCGGAGGTCGTGACGCCACATCGTGACGCACCGGACGACCGGATGCCCCGCACCGTCGAGAGCGCCAGGAAGGAACGCCCCCCACCCTACGAGGGCTCGGTCACACGCCCGTGCATGATGCGGGTCGAACCGGAGACCACTCCAAAGCGTTCCATGAATCGCCCACGTGGTTCTAACAAGAAACGCGTGAGACGAGACGATCCGCTTCGCCAAGCATACTCGGCGACTTGTATCAAGGATCTGTGTGATCAGGTTGAAGAAAAACAAAGGGAGTTCAAGGGCAAGCAAATCGATCGCATCATGGAGCTCTTGCTTCACGCCGTCAAATGCCGAAAGAGCCCATGCGACAACTCGAACTGCGACTCGTTCAAGCAATATCTCAGACACACTTTCACGTGCAAGGTCACTGGCGCCTGTCCACTCTGCCAAAATACGTGGTTTTTTTTACAGGTGCACTCGAAACGGTGCATGCACGTGGACTGCCCGGTGCCAAAGTGCAAAGAACTAAAAGAGTTTTTTTGTAATATGTAATATCAATTAGAAAGTCCACGTCTTCTAAGATTTGCCTTGAGATTTGCCATCAAAGCCTGGCGCGGATTTACACTTGGTGGCGGAGGAGGGGGACGCGGAGCACGCACAGGGACTACCGGTGGACGAGGTGGTGGAGGAGGAGGTGGAGGGGGTGGTACTCTCACCGGTTTGTTCTTGACATTATTCTTCTTGACATTATTCTTCTTGACATTATTCTTCTTGACATTATTCTTATTCTTTTTAGTGTTGTTCCTGACAGGCCTAGCATTATTTACATTCATGAGTATCATTTTGCACACTCGAATGAATTTTCTTACCCGGTGTGCTTCTCTATTCAGAGTATTATTTGATTTTCCATTATTTTTGTTTCCCAACTTTGACAACATTTCATTACGTGTCAATGGCACACGTTTACCATTCACATCCTTGGTTACCCTGTACCCCCGTCTTTTCAGTCTCTGTTTCAATCCACTATTATTCATCATATGATATATACAGAAAATATTCATGTGAAAAAAAATGGGGGGTGTGACCGGTTGGTCACGGTTGATACTTGGGTGGAATTTTGGTGTCTAGTCCGGTTAAATACTAATTACTTATGTCTAAACGTATCGCCCTTCGACTTACTGTCCGTAGTGCATGCCATGCCAATACTTATCGCACCATCGTACATTTTCGTCAAACAATACTTATTTTTAGTTTCGTTAAACAATTTGAAACGTCCAGGAGACGAAACGCTGATTAATCTATAGACGTCCGGGTCGGAGTCGTTTTCCTTACACAAAACCTGACCTACATTATAATCCGTGTCGTAAGCTGAACACGTATGATTCATGTAATCGGTCAAGTTATAGCGTTTGTCTCCCTTTTCAACAAATGTATAGTATTGCCTCTCTCGCTGGTTAGCATAACCTTCATCTTCTTTCTTTGCACATTCAATCCATGTTCCGTTTGTTCTACACCATGATGAATCTTTATCTCTTCCATATAAACTCTCATACATACCAATTTTGTATTTTTTACCTGCTTCAATCCCCTCGTAATCTTTGATGGCTTCCGGCTCGGACTTTTTCTGCACCTCGTTGTCCTCTTTTGGTGTCGAATTCCCTTCGTCTTTTTTTCCCTCTGTTGGTCTCGAATCCGATACTCGTCTCTTGAAACTCTCTCGCGCACCCTTCACGTCCAAGACGATTTCATCGGGTTTTGCCTCACCGGCGTCGCTCATCAAGACCAACAATGCGATGAAATACATGGTCGGCACACCCATCTTCAACGCAATATTCAAAGTGAGCTCGTCACCGGCTTTAATGTCGATTGAAGGTATGTCTTTTGTAAATAACATTTTACCGTCTTCGTATTCAACGTCTTTCTTAAACTTCTTGACCATATCCCATTCTTCCCATTTTCCAGCCCATGCATCAGCCGCCATCTTATCGAGCATGTTTTCCCCCGCCCCGTTCGTGATGGCTATGAGATCTCCATCGTCGTTGTATCGTTCAAAGAACGTACACGCGTATCCCCCACCTGGACACGTATTGGGTATTCGCTCACATACCTCTTCCCCCGAACACGGTACATCCTGTTTCACGTTCGGTCCGAGTTGTTCATCATAAATGTACGCCATGCCGTATGTCGATTGATAGTTCATGTCTTCACACCACTGGGGTTTGTTTTCCTCCTGAAGACATTCCGTCACGTTTGGTATAATCAAATAATGTTCTCGCCTTCCAATCGGCATGCGATACGACTCAGTATTCGTACCTTCACCCGTGATTCGGAGAACTGTCTTTCCATTTCCATTCGAATCGGACGACGACTTGGACGACTTGGACGACTTGGACGACTTGGAAAATTTGACGATCACGACTATCACGATAATGATAACGATTACTACCGGGATTATCAACCACCACATATATTACTAGCACACATTTAAATACTGGGTGTGAGAAACACGGCAAACGCGTATATAAAACAGAAAAGGAACTCAAGGCGACTAATCTCAAGAAACGTGGTCTTTCGAATTAATTGTTTCTCACGGGTGTTCAATATGACAAAAAGTATCTTTGTTTTTAATCAAGTCACGAACCCACTGACCATCCACCAACTCTTCACTCACAAGCTTTTGCTTCAACATCTCCACCTCGACCCGGTGAATCTCCAAGAGCGTGTACACATCCGCGTAACACTCGTCGATTATCCGGTTAACCTCACGGTCTATCTGTCTCGAACTCAGAACACTCATGTCGTTGTAATCCACAGCAAACTTTGTCTCACCGAAACCCCACGCCGTCACCATTTCCCTCACCAACGTATTCACCATTTTCAAGTCCTGACTCGCACCGGTGGTCACCCCCGAGGAACCATAGATTAACTCCTCACACGCCCTGCCACCAAGTAAGACTTTTACCTGAGAGATGTAGTATGACTTTGTGTTCAAGATTCCCTCCTCCCTCGGTGCAAAGAAAGTCACCCCACCGGCGTCTCCACGGGGGATGATACTCACCTTTCGCAACTCGTCATAGTCCGGACACAAAACACCCACGATCGCATGTCCAGCCTCGTGATACGCCACCAAATCCTTCTTCTCCGGAGAAAACATAGTATCCCCCTTGGCACCAATAATAGTCCTCTGGTACACCTCCTCCAATATAGAACTGTCTATGATACCCCGCTTCTTGTCCCTCACAGAACGGATAGCACACTCATTCATTAAGTTTGCCAAATCAGCCCCACTGAAACCAGTCGTACACTGCGCCCAGTCAGCGAGGTTGACGTCCGGTGCCAACTTCTTGTCACGAGAATGCACCTTTAATATTCTCTCTCGTCCGTCCCTACCCGGAAGGGACACTTGAATCTTCCTGTCAAATCTACCGGGTCGAAGCACAGCCTCATCAAGGGTGTCCACCCGGTTGGTCGCGGCCAACACAATCACCCCGGTGTCAGAGTCGAAACCATCCATCTCAACCAACAACTGGTTAATAGTCTGCTCCCTCTCATCGTTCGCGGCGAAAGCACTCCCACTCCGCTTCTTCGCAATCGCATCAATCTCATCGATGAAAATGATACACGGTTGATTCTCCTTGGCGACTTGGAACAAATCTCGAATGCGCTTCGCCCCAACACCCACAAACATCTCCACAAAATTAGACCCACTGCAGTTGATGAAAGGGCACGCGGCCTCACCGGCAATAGCCTTGGCGAGGAGGGTCTTCCCACACCCCGGTGGGCCGGTCAGGAGTGCACCCCTCGGCACGCGCGCACCAGACTCCGCGTACGCCTCCGGGTTCTTCAGGAAATCCACAATCTCCTCCAGCTCAGACTTTGCACCATCAATTCCCTCCACATCCGTGAACCTGGTTTCAACTTCATTCGCCACAGTAAAGTTGTTCGGAACCATGGGGTTGGCCATCTGCATGCCACCCACCAAAGACCGGAAGATGAAAGACAGTAAGAGTACCATCCAGAAAATTGACATGAAATCTATGTCTGTGCTCGGTGGCTCGAGGATTTGCACATCAGCCTCAGACTGTGACAAGATGCGCCACAATTCCTGGTTTTGAACGATCTGGCTGACTCCAACTCCTTCATCCTCGTCTATGAAGACAGCCACACCGGTTTGCGTCGAAGGGATATACACCTGCTTCACCTTACCCTCAGTCACACCTCGAATCATCTCCGAATAGGAGGAGACTCTCTTCTCCACTTTCACCGGTGGAGACCCCAAAGAAAATTTTTGTAAAATCGAATTCATCTTATTCTTGGAGAAGATTATAATTCTTCAAGTTTTCTTCATACTCCGGAGTCTTCTCCAATGTCGTCGTGTGCACGAACTTTAATATTTTCCTCTCACCCCACGACACAGGACTGACCCGGTGGCGTGCACCATTTGCCCTCACTATCAGCAAACTGTTTGGTTTCGTATATATCCGGTGCGACATCAAGCCATCCGACCACTCCGTGTAAGAATCTGTCGTGTTTTCGATCGTGTATACCATCTCATACTGAGGTTCCCTGTACAAAGGTGTGTCACTGTGCCAGTCCATAGAAGACCCCACGCCGTACACCCGGTACTCCGTCGGCACATCACTCGGGAATATACCGTCACCCAGGTGCACCGAACGTAACACGGAATTCACCGGAGAGTCTCCGGGGACGTGACACCCCAACCGGTTATGGGCGCACGTACTGCGTTCACGACTGAGAAGATTCGATAATTTTTCAGTCTCACTCTTAATGAGGTTAAAATCTTTATCGCTAAAAAAATCCTCTATATACGTGACTCCGTGTCTGTTTCTTAAAAATACACAAATCCACGTAAGTGCACAACAAAACACGAGCATACAGTATCTTACGAAAAACGGGACGTCACACAAGCGCGCGCCATGCCGGTCTGTTGCTTTCCGGACTGCACAAACATCGTGAAAGGTCGCGGTCACAACGCCGAACCCATGTTTACTGGAAAGTGCTGTGACCGGTGCAAACACTACGTCACGCAGATGCGACACGAAGAGATCCTCACGATCATCGCACGATCTCAAAGCGAAGTTCAAGAGTCCATGGATTTTGTCTCCAAACTCTGTGACGAATAGAATAATACTACTGCTTGCACTCGCTGTAATTACAAGAATCCAAGAACACGTTTATAGCGTAGATCGCATGCGGGTTGTCGGTGACCTCAACCCCCCTCCGGATCGCGCGATCGCACTCCATACCCTTCACCGTTTCGTAAATCTCACGAAAGACCGGCGTCAGTTGACCTAAGTGCCAACAAAACATCTTCAGGGGGTAGTTGTGCGCCCTGTTCCACGTCTGCTCGCGCGTCGTCGTCTTCGTGCGCATGCGTAGTTGTGCTGACTCCTGTTTTGGAGCCAAAAAATATACAAATTTGTATATTTTTGGAAGACCTTCTTCGGACGGCACCCCCACGTGTGGTCATAACTCGACGCGATGATCGTCTCGTACAGAGGCCTCCTCGACTGCATCGAAAAACGGGGGGGCACACAGGCCGAGAGGGAAACGCAATTCATCCGGGTACTCAACGATATCATCTTCGAATCACGGTCTACCATGACCGACGCGGTGTACGTGAGGGTGTGTAAGAAGCTACGGAGGGCGTACCTCAACGAAAAATCTCGACATAAACTCGTTAGAAAAATAGTCCATACTATTAGGAAGCATGAGTCTGAGTCTCGAAGATCAACCAAAGCTCGTGCAATACTTGACCGTAGATTCTAGATTTGTGAATGGGACGAACAATACATTTTCCCTAGACTTTACCCTGGAAAGCAACACCCACCCCCAGGGGCTGTCCAAGGTGTGCGGTATCAAGGTCGTCGAGTTCTACGTCACACAAGTCGGAGGAAATTCGAGCAACCTGAACACGGACATCGCAAAGTACGTCGATGTCGTGTGTGAAGACATCCCCACACCGGGGCAAATCCTCGACGAGAGACACTCCGCGATACTCACCCGCGTACCCCTCGAGAGACACTTTTCCGGGGGAACCAATAACATCCTCGTAAGGGACAAACAGTGGAAACCATTTCAGCGTAAATTAAACTATTTCAACCCGATCTCTATAAAGAAACTAAATTTTAGACTATATGAGATGCAGGATGACGGAGATTATCTCCTCCTAAATCCAGCGTGCACGTGGCATATGATACTCGAGATTCACACTATCGACGTGAAAGCGAAGCCGGTCGATAAAAATGCCCAAATCCTCGTTGCCCTCGATAAACTCATAAAGAAGATAGACACCCTCAATACGAATGTTAAAAAACTCCCCGAAAAACCCCCCGATGAAAAGAAGAAATATCCGTTTAGTCTTCTCGTGGCGATCGTCGGCTTGCTGGTGGGAGCTTTCGTCTACTGGGCGAACCGAAACACAGGGGGAACTCCGGTTGGTATTCCTGCGTACCCACCTGTTTGAACAACACAGTTTTCTTCTTCATAATTTTCTTCCGCACGAAACATAGTTGACACTTGTAATAGACCAAACCGGAAGATTTCTCACCAACCTTTCTCCACTTGTGCGTATCGTCACCCGTCGTGACGAGGGGCGGTGCCCTCGGCTTGCGCCCGCGCTTGCGTGTGCGCACAACCTTTCGACGAGGTTGGGGTGGGGGTCTCGGCGTCGGCGTCGGCGTCGGCGCGCAACTGAAAACCGTGTTTGGAAACATGCTCTGTATGTCTCTGCACGGGGGATATCCCTCACACGAGCATATCTCGTAGTGCGTCATTTTGTGACGATCGCGATGGACATCGTAGTCGAGACGCCAAGGAAGAACTGGAGCGAACTCTTCTACTCGGCGATGAAATGCGACCAACTCCACGTCGTCGACGCCCTCCTTCATCTCGAGAGCGGTGTCAATCTCGTGCACGGCGTGCCGAGGCGCCACTGGGGCGTTCTCTTCTTAGCCGCCCTCCGGTGCACCCGACCGGAGATCGTGCGCGCCCTCTACTCCCTCGGGTTCGAGGAACCGGTGGAGTACCCACACCTCGTGAGGGAACTCGTGGAAGAATTCAGCGTACAGACGTGGAACACGAAACTCGCGGAGTGCCTCCGGGTCATCCTCGACCACAAACAACCGTCTCCGGTGAGAGATACGCCAACCACGAGACACTGGAAGATGCGATTCAAGAAACCGGACACGATGTATGAAAATCCACAAGGGATTATGATTCCATTTCCACGAAAATAAAATAACACGGTATTGTAGCATGTTGCCCATCGTCAACCATGCCAGGCTGGCAAGGATCGAGGTGGCACAAACTCCAACAGTGGAAATGTCCCTGAATAATGTATGTATAGTTGTAATAATTTTAGCTGCGCTTGGCCTTTACAAACGCTACAAAGATATTAGTCATAAGCGTGAACAATTGAATGCTTTATCGCTTTAGAAGGTTCGAGGTAGATGTCTCTCTTCATCAAACGGTCGAGCTTTTTCTCCGGTATCTTCGTCTTCGTGAGATACGTTCCACGGATCATCTTCATGAATTTCTCACACGTGCGAATCTCATCCTTCATCTCCTCGTATTTTCCCCACATGCCACTCGAGAGTTGATGAATCAGGATGTACGCGTTTCGCGCGATGCGCCTCTCGGCGCCACCGAGAAGCATGAACGTCGCCGCCGAGCAACAGGCGCCTTGGGCGATCGTCACCACGTGAACGCGACTTTTTTCCAAAAGGTTCATCAAACTGAAACCACAAAAGAGGTCTCCACCCTCCGAGCAGATGTGCACGCGAATCTCCGGTTTGTAATTTAAAATCTCAGCGGAAATCCTCAACAGGTGTTGCTCCAGTTTCTTGAACTTTTCAACAAATTCCAATGTGTTCTCATTGTTGATCTCACCGTAATAGTACATCTCGTTACCGGTGACTTTCACAACTTCCAATTCCTCCTCCTCATCATCGTTCTTCCCTAAGACGTATTGCATCCTTGATGAGTTTCTTAATTGTATTCACGTCTCGTGCCTTTAATTTGTGTGCGATGCACAGGTGATTCATGACGTCGAAAGACACCGGAGAAATGTTGTACGTCATCAGCTTGTCTATGTTCTTCTGTCTCGCGTACAGGTGGAGCAAGAACAAACTCTCGTGATCCACGACAGATGGGTACACGGAACTCTCCTCCCGGATGGTTTTTAACTTTTCCTGTCTCATCCGCGTGTTCCCGTGCTTCGTCCAACCGCTTCCGGGTCGGATCTTTTCCTTCTTCAGTGGCATTCCCATGTGATATTTGGGACAGTGCAAAGATCTGTTCACGAAATATGGCATCAATTCCCATGCACCCTGGCTGTACATGACACCGTCGAGGAGGTCGGCGTCACTGAAACTCCTCGAACATCCCACAACGTTCACACCCACGGAATCTAAATAATTTGTTTGGAAGACATCAAACATGTGTCCATGCTCTTGACAATAATCCGATGTGTGGGTCGCTTCCACGTTCGACAGAAGTTCGTATATGATTTCCTTCGGGGTGACGAAAAGATCTTGTTCGTCGAAACCATCGTTATACGCCAGGTACGTCCGAATGTTACCCTTGCTCCGAACCGCCGCGTCCATGCTAAATTTTTGAGGAGTCAGGAGGGCCAACCGATCCGGTGGGTGTGGGGGGATGATCAACGTCTTGAAATTAGGAAGCATGAACATTGAGGAACTCGTCACGATTAAACTCCCACGGGTCAGTCGCTCACCGGATGACACCCTCTCTATCACCGGTTTGAACACCGGTTCGTAGTCGTCCAAGAACACATGCTTCGTGGAGTCCCGGATGAAATCAAGGAAATTACTTTTTGATTTCATGTGTTCACTCAGTAACTCGACACCCGACCCCTGTGAAAAAAACTTTTGAACAACATACGTCTTTCCCACGCCGGTTGGACCGGTGATGAACACGTTCTCACCCGCCGACACCAAAGCCTGCAGTCTCTCGAGGGTGCGCTCGTGAAGGTTCACGTCATCCTCCGGAACTTTTTTTTCCTCCACGATTTTAATGAAGGCGTCCATCGACCTTACTAATCAAGCGATAGATATGGTGTTTAAAAATGACGCACTCAACGAGCGATTGATTTCACCCATAAAGAAGAAATTATTTCCATTCGTTGCCTGCGTGGGACTTTTTAATATCTTATTGCTTTTACTCCTTATTTATATTGCCACTAATCTTCCACAGCAACTTCCATCAGCTCCGCCCTCTTCGTGAGTTCTTCCTCGAGTTTTTGATTCTTCTTGGACACTCGCGTTTTCCCACGCAACTCTTCCAATTCTTTCTTCGTCTCATCTTGTTGTCTCTTGGCGATAGTGTCCACGACGTTTTTGAAAAACGTTTTCGGTGGGGGCGCTTCGGTGCCTTGGATTTTCTGAAGATCGTTCATAAGTTCCTCCTTGCTTTTATCGGTATTAATGAGCCCTTTCATCTTGGACACGACTGAATTTTCCAACACCGCACCGAAGGTTTGAATCGGGTTGATGTGGATGATTTCAGGTTTCGTGAGTCGATCATCCGATGGGAACTCCTTCTCAAACATCACCAACACAGGAGCCGGGATAGAGGGACTTTGTTCTATGAGGGTGTCGTACTCACCCTTCATCAACTCCACCATATCTGCCCCGTCTCTCGACCTGTCCACGAGTGGTAACGCCAACTCCAAGCGCACGACACGTGAGAACTTTCCAAACTGCATCGCCGCGACCCGGTGGGCTTCCATCAACTCAGACACCTTGAGGAATTGGGAAATAGTCGCGATGAGGCCTGCGATCAAGTTCAGACCACCGATGCTCGGGGCCACGTAAGGTTGCAACCCCGATGGAAACTGTTCTTGGGCGAAATTTGCAGTTCCCGTGATTGTTGATAAAACAATGACTGGTAGTGTGTAACGCATATTTGATTTTCTGTATTTCAAGAAGGCTTGGTAGTGCATCCACCGGTAACAGGCGGCACTCTCACCCCACCCCCGCAGGATGGTCTCTTGTTGTGGATGCCAAATTTTAGGCAACTTTTTATCTTTTTCCATGGTCTTACTTTTACCGATTATTTTTTCTGACGCACCTAGTAATGGACAACATCATCTTTTGGTTACACGCCGTGATGTTCGCCACCCTTCTCGTGGCACCCTTCATCGACGATCAATATTACTTGGAGTTCTATTCGATTCTCATTCCGTTCATCTTTTTTCACTGGTCCATCAACGACGACACGTGTGCCCTCACCATACTCGAACAACAAGTCACCGGGAAACACAAAGACAAAACATTCTTCGGTCGTCTCATGAAGGGAATATATAAAATGGAAGACACGGAGGCGAATAATTTATTTAAGAGTGTGATGTTTTTTCTCTGGATGTTTGTCCAGTACAGACTCCACCGGTTCGATCTCATGATTGGTGATTTAAAAAATATAGTCAAACTTTTACCATACCAATTATGAATGAAGAATGGAATGATGACTTAAAGCAAATCAGTAAATGTATCCGGGAGTGCATACTCCCCAGGCTGACACAACTCGAGGTGGAACTCTTCTACCTCCGGAAACACGTCTGGCCGTATGTACAAGCCATGAAAGAGGTCAATCAACTCGACGACATAGCATCTAAGAGGGAATTCATGTGTGACCTGGACGACGACACGATTCGAGAACTTCTCACAACAAAGGCAAAGTTCTCAAAAAGTGGGAATTTATTAGAGAGGGAACTATCACTCGTGACGCCTACCGAACCGGTGACGGAATCTTAACACCAATCAAAGACGCGACGTCCGTGATGATGTTATACGTGGAAGAACTCGAACACAAGCACAAAATGCACGCGAGTCCCATCATGGGGGGAGTGTACGCGCGAACACGAGCCCACGAGAACATCATGTACAGACAGAGACAAGAGCACACCTGCGACGCGATACCACTCGCGGAAGCCATATGTAATACATTCAGAAAAAATTATCCGTGCGGTACATCTTCACATCGTAC